GACAGGCTTAAAAGCCATGTCCATTTTTATTCCTTATGCTCTCCGAACCCCTCATACACCACAATCATTCATCCCTTACCCCACTCATTTCTAAAAACAGCCCCTTCCTATTTATTCGCTATTGAGTTTCCGAGAGTGCTCATGTAATTAAGAGGGGCTTTCTGCCCCCTGTCCTGTGTTTCCGCCCTGCGCGTGCCCGCCTGCCTATCTTGTGATTCCAAGGAGCGACTGCAGCTTCGGCGGGCGGTTCACAAAGAAGCTCCACTTCCTCTTGATGACATCCCCCACCGTGATGTTCTGGATGTCTATCTGCCCGGAGGGGACGCATTCCCTGTATGTAACGCGCTCCTCCGAACCGTTCAGGCCCAGCAGCGCCCCCTGGAAGTTCCAGTTCGGCATGATCTGGGTCTCCATGGCCTCCATGAGCTCCACAATGAATTCATCATCCTCCACAACGATCTGGGACATCTCCAGGGTCACCGCAAAAGTATTTGCGGTCTCATGCTCCTGTGCGTCGCCCAGGACGCTGTATTTTGCGTTGTTGTATGATACATTCGACGTGAAGGACTCCACTGTCGCCAGCAGCACGCCGTCATTGTTATAAATCGCGCCGTCCTTCCCTGTCCTTGCATGCCGGGTGTCCCCGGCGGCCCTTACATTCCTCACTGCCTTTTACCTCCCTGCTTTCTGCCCTCCTGCCGTGCCCGTCATATGTTCGTGCTGAACTGGAATTTAAACGTCAGGTAGATATGCTCCATGGAGTCCTTGTCCACCACGTCGATGTCGAACCATGCGCTGTCCCCGTCCGCGGCATCCAGCCCGCTTTCCGACACCCTGCAGGATACAAGCTTCCCTTCCTCCCGCATGGCGTCCCCGGCCTCCTGTATCCGGCCCGCGACGGTGCTCCTGCCGTTTATGTCATTGTCAACCTTCCCTATTAAATCATCCGTAATGGCATTGATGCGCCTTATCAGTTCGAAGCGTGCCATGACCCTGCGTATCTTTTTCCAGCCGCCGTCCTGGTCTTCTGACGGTTCCACCAGGGTGTTTATGGCATTGTCAATCCATACCTGTTTCTTCCTGTTATGGCTTAAGACAAGGCACCCTGATTTCTCTGCGGCGGCAGTCTGTGTGTTTGTGAGCCGCTCCAGCGCCTCCGTGAACCCGCCGGCGGGAGCATGCGTCAGGGATGTGCCGGAGGATGCCGCCCCGATCATGCCCGCGATCCGCGCCGCCGTCTGGTACCCGTCTATCTCCGTGCCCTGCTCGTTTACATGGGCGTTCAGCACATAGACCATCTTTTCATCGTTGAACGCCGCCGCATGTGCCATCCTGTCCTCCAGGGGCACTGTATGCTTCTCAGCCACTACTGCCGCAGCCAGCGACCCGGCATTGAAAATGCGTTTCAGGAAGGACTGCAGGAGCAGGTGTATCTCCGTATCTTCCGTATCAACGCAGATCGTGTTGAACTCATAGGGTTCCACCTGGGCAAGCGCATTGGAATAGTCCTCCGCTGCCGCCTCCGGATTTCTCCCGCCTGCAAAAGGGCTCTGGGATACATCCGCGAGCACGGAATTTTCCTTTCCTGCCGCCGCCTGCGCCCGGAAACCCCCGGACCGGGAAAGCGCTTCCGCCAGTGCCCCTGCCTCTCCCTCCCCGGACGGAAATTCGTGCCTTTCATATTCTTCCGTTCCGGAATAGATGATGCACTCCTTCACGGCGGAATCAGACAGCTTCTCCCGGACTGTTATGGAGAATTCCTTCTCCCCTGGATATCTGGCCGTGACGGTGAGCGCATCCGCGCCTTCCGCATCCTGCAGGACAGCGGCGCCGGGCTCCCCGCCGTTCCCTGCCCGGCAGGCGATAATGGTTCTTGCGCCCCCTGCATACGCCTCCCTGAGCGCATCCGTCGTCAGCCCGGTGCCGAACACATGCGCATACCCTTCCTCCGCGCCCAACTCCACCGCCTTATTCAGCGGCCCGGTATCCGCCCTGAAAATGACTGCCGTCACGCCGCTGGTATTCCCATATGCGGTGTCCCCGCCGCTTTTCTGTATCCTGAAATACGCGCCGGGCCTCACTTTCTGCTCCCCTGCAATGAATGTCCCTGACATTACCGCCTGACCTCCTTTTTCAAAAACTGTTTTACAATTTCCGCCGCTTCTTTCAGGGTATATTCCTGTTTTCCGGCGGCTTTTAATGCCGCCTCCGCGCACTCGCGCCTGGTCTGGAACAGGCTTTCAGCGCAGGACGCCAGCTCCCCGGCGGAATAGGCGGCCTCCTGCGCCCGCCGGGCCTGTGCTCCGGCTTTCCTGCTCCCCCCGCCGGCTGCTGTGCCGTGCCCTGCGGCTTTCCCGCCCGCGCCTGCCTCCAGGCCGGGGCTCCTTTCCGCCGGGGGCTCCTTCCCGGCCCCTCCGGCGTCCGGCAGGGGAGATTCCCCCGCCGCTGTCCTGTTTTTCACGTTTTCTGCCATCCTGTGCCTCCTTGTGTGTACCCTGCATAGGCTGCCCGCAGGGAATGGGGCTTCTCCCTGTACCGGAGGAGCCCGAAACGGCCTGTGATAAGGATCTGGCCGTCCTTCATGTAATCCGACCTGTAATCTGTCTGCACCCGCCGGATGGACATGGGGGAATGGTCCGGCATGATGATCTCCCCGGCCAGCGACATGCTGTCCGCAATGTCTGCCGTCATTTTCATCCGCTTTCCGCTGTCCGGGCAGAGGATGTGGATGGCGGCCCTGCATTCCATCCAGCAGACTGTGTTGGTCTCCCTTGTCTTTTCCACGGATGCCAGGCGGCAGTATGCCACCGGGCGCTCCGCCGATGCTTCTGTAATTTCTCCCATCCTGTCATACCCCGCCGCCAGGCATTCCGGATACAGCCCCTTGATATATGTGTTTACTGCCTCCACGGGGTCCGGATCCGTGGTCTCCTGGGGCGGGTATTCCAGGATATCGAACCGCACCTCGCTCCCGATGACAAGGCCCAGGTTCTTATCCTCCATGGTGAAGCCGTCCGTCCGGGCCCATGTGAAGCAGTAGGGCGTGCCGCCGTCCGGCATGAGGAGGACGTCCTTAAGGCAGGCCCTCACAAGGGGTTCGATCTCCTCCGGGGCTGTATCCGCCGTGTTCCGGCACAGCAGGGACACAGACAGCGTGCCCGCGCTCTTCCTGTCCCCGTCCGCCTGCAGGTCATAGCTGTATTCTATCCTCGGGTACTGCGGCCTTCCCCGCCAGCCCTCCTGGTTTTCCCCCGGCGCCTCCGGGCTGAACACGGCGGGCAGGCCCATATAGGATGCCAGGTGCCGCGCCAGCCCTTCACACATGGTGAAACGCTTATAGATCAGTTCCTCAAGCTTCACTGCCGCCCTCCGTTTCCTGCCCGCCGTCTGCCGCAGTATTGTATTCCCAGGTTTCCGACAGGTCATGGGACCACCTGATCTCCCATTCCCCTGCGGCGGCTTCCGATACCGGGATCCGGAAGTGGTTCACCACGTTCCCTATGCCGGGATGGTACTGCACCGCCAGCTGGTCTTTCACTGCGGCTGTTACAATGCCTGCCTTTCCCTCCGCCCAGGTGGAATGCTTCCCCCAGAGCAGGTCGCCGCGCCTGACCAGGGACAGGTCGAAGCATGCCTGCGGCTGTTCTGTTATTAATTCCATACTGTCTTCCTCCTAGTTCTGTGTATATGGTTCACCCAGGATCCTTTTTATCTCCGGCTCCGCTTTCTTCATGATCGGTCCCACAAACGGCCTGGGGGCCATGCCTATGCCGTATTCCAGGTCTGCGGCATACTTCTCCTGGCTTTCCAGGACGGCAGTGATTTCTACACAGCCTCTGGATCCGGGCCTGGTCTTCACGTCGCCTTCCCAGTGCAGGCGCAGGTTCCCCGTGCGGAAGGCGGGCGGCTCGCCCGGGGCGGATGCCCTGTACAGCACACCGCCTTTCAGCTTATGGCCGTAATCACCCAGCAGGGCGCGGGTCTGCTGGGAAATCTTCTCTCCATGGGTGCCGGGCACCTTATACACCCTGCCGTGCCTCTGTCCTTTCAGCACCTGCAGCTCCGCAGTGCGCAGGACGTCGACTACCCTTACGCCCCTGGATGCCGCTTCTCTGTTTACGGTTCTGACCACGTCTTCCACCCTCATCCGGACATCCCTTTCTATCTGGGCAGTGCTCCCGTCCTTTCTGGTGTACTCAGCCTTTTCCCATAACCTCATCCCCCATGTCCCTCCTCTCCTCTGCATAGTAGATTGTGGAGATGCCAAGCATCCCGGCCTCCCCGGTATTGACCACATAGAAGATGCGGCCCCCGAGCACCAGCCTGTCTCCCCGTTCTGCGGCAGGCTTCCCGGCCTGCACGATGGTATGCGTGACCTGATGGTCCCTTTCACTGTAGACGGACCGCTCCTCGTCTGTGGCATCCGCCAGGCACCCTTTCAGCGTCCTTGTGCCGTCCCCGGCATGTGCCATGGCGGCACGGCCTGTGGGGGTCACCACCTGCCTGTCTTCCTCTATGATGAATTCCTTGAACAGGTTCCCGGGCCTGCAGTACATGAGCCTTGCATTTACCATCCCCTGCCTGTCCTTTCATTGCGGTGCATGCCCGTATGGAAATACGGGGGCTTCCAGCCCCCGTTCCCGGCGCCCCGGGCAGGGCATGACTCCGCAGAAACCTCTTTTTTCAGCTTCTCGTAATCCTCCCGCCACAGCACTGCCCTTTCATGCAGGGACAGCGACAGCGGGCCGGTCTTTGTGTCCGGTTCATAGGAAAAACGCCGGAACAGGCTCTCCAGGAGCATGAGTTTCGCCCTTTTCCAGGATCCGGGGCATGAATCTATGGCCGCCTGTATCTCCTGGTCTGTCAGGGCCGTGGTGTCAGGGCCTCCCTCCACCATGGTGTCGCCCAGCTCGAACCTCATGCGGTCCTTCCCTGCCTCCGTGAGCTTTCCCGTGTCATAGGTGTATGCGCCTCCTGCCATCAGGTGCCTGCCCCCTCTGTACCGGTGCCTGCGGCTCCGCTGCCGCCTCCCGGGGCATCCTGCATATTCCGGGCAGGGAATAATTTATCCGCCTGTTCCCCTGCCGCATTCCTGACCGTTTTACGGCTGTCTGCCGCGTGGATGAGGATCAGGACATTCTCATTCCTGATGCCGGAGGCCGCCTTTGCCCCTTCCTCCGCATTCATCTGCAGAATGGCAAACGCCTGCTGGATCTCCTCCGGCGATGCCTGGACGGCTGTCCTCTGCCCGTCCTCCCCGGCGGCGCCCACATCAATCGGGATCCTCTCCAGGCCCTCCGCATGCAGGACGGAGGCCGCTTCCTCCATCATCCTTCTGTCCGCCTCAGCCGCTGCGGCATATTCCGCTTCCTTTCCGGCAAGGGCATCCGCCACAGCCCGGGCAAGCACCGCATCCACCTGCTCCTGCGTATAAGTGCGGGGGCTGCCCTGGCTTTCCCCGCCGGCGGCCCCGGCTTCTGCACCTGCGCTGTCAGGAACCGCCGCAAGGACCCCCAGCTTCTCCTGGCGCACCGGGTCTGCCACCAGGGCCTCCGGCACCTCTTCCCCGATATAGAACATCCTCCCGCCGAAACTGCACGGCTTTTGCGCAATGAGCTTTCCCATGCTTCCGCCTCCTCCCTGCTACACGGCATCCCTGAAATACATTGCCAGGTCGTCCGCCGTCTTTTTCATGTCCATGGCCATCAGGCCCTCGATGAACTCCGAATGCGTCCCGGGCTCTCCCTCATAGTTCAGCACCGGCATGAGGTTCCCGTTTCCCAGCATGTCCCATGTGAAGATATACCCTGCAGACGGCTCCTCGATGGACGGCGTGTCCGTGGCATATGCCAGCAGGAACCCGTCAGGGTCGCCGATATAGCCCATGTCTGCCTCCTGCCCCAGCCCTGCCCTGTTCATGATGGAGCGCTGCACAGTGATCCTGTCCACCCCGAACAGCTGTGACAGAACATTCTCCGTGACTGCCGCAGGGTTGGCAGTGGAACCGCCGTATTTGACCCTTTCAAGGACGGCGGGATGCTTTTTCAGCGCATTGAACACGTTCACGCCCAGCGCAAGCCTGTTGGGCATCCGCCCTGTCTTCTGCTCCATCAGGGTCTTCCTGTCGTCAACAAGTGCCACAGGGTCTGAGTTCCCGTTGGATAACTTGATGAACTCCCCTGCACCCGGCGTGGTGGAATCGGTGCCTGTCTCCTCGTGCCCCCACACGCCGGACCTGAAATAAGCCCGGGCAAACCATGCATCCTGGTGGATGGCCGCCTGCCCTGCCATGGTCTTTGTCCTCTGGATCCTGGGATCCGCCGTGGACGGCCCCTGCCTGCGTACAAGGTCGGTCTGCCGTATCCTGTCGATGCCCATGATCATCTGGTCCACCCGGCAGGCATAGCTTTCGGTATGCTCCGACAGCACCGCAGGACTGACTTTCCCGTATGCAGGCTTCCTCTGCCAGCTGTCGCGGAGCAGGTCCTCCTTGTCAAATACATAGTAGTTGTCCGAGCTCAGCGTTACAGGGCATACCGGGAAGATGGCCTTCGCGAATGCCTTCGAGTCATTCTGGTAATAGGCAAGCGCCATGTTTGACAGCGCCGTATGGGGCCTGAAAGTGCCCTTGGCGATATCTGCCAGGATGCCTGCCGCTGTTTTTCTGTCACCCATTTACATTTTCCTCCTGTTTCATGCTTCTAGGCTTTCTGATATTTTGTGACCTGGATGCGGCAGAAGCCGTACTTCTTCGATGCACCCATGGCGGTTCCGAGCACATAATCCCCGGATGCGGCAGGCACCCCGAGCCCGCCTGCCCCGGCTGTCACCTCATCCCCTTTTGCGATCTCCGCTCCTGCCAGGATGTACCCGGTGTCCTTGATCTGGATGTCCACGTCATCCCCTGCCCTGACCCTCCCGGATTCCGCACCGGATATGTCATTATCACCTGCCTCAATCAGCGCAATGCCCAGCACCGGCTTCTTCCCGTCCTGTGCTAAAATTACGTTCCCGTCCTTGTCATAAGCCGCCGCCCGGTTCCTGCAGTCTGCCATGTCCTCCCCGGCTTTCTCCGTAACCGTCACGCTCCGGCTGATCTGTGTCCCGCTGAAATTCCTCCGCGCCAGGACAGTAATTGTCCCGCACACATTATTCTCCAGCATCTTCCTCTCCTCCTTCCGGGCTCCCGCCTCAGAACCCTGCCTCTTCGTCATATTCCCCGATGATGTCCGGGTTGTCCTCCCATGCCTTCGCCACGGCCTCATTCCAGCCCAGCGCCGGATCCTTCTCCATGTAGCCTTTGGCTATGCCCTGGATCTTTGCCTCCGCCTGCCCGGTTCCCGTGCCTCCGTGCCCGGACTTCCCGATCTCGGAAAATATGCCGGACTTCTCCACGGCGGCGGCTGTCTGGTCAAGGACGGCTATCATATCATCATAGGCAGTGCCGCCGGCTGCCTTCAGGCTCTTGAACAGGGGGATGAGCTCCTCCTTTTTCTTCCCGATGATCTCATACTTTGCCGCCGCTTCGGCCAGCTCCCTTTCCTCTGCGGCTTCCCGGAACTTCCTTAAGCTTTCCAGCTCCGCCCTGACCGCCGGGTGAAGGCCCTTGTACACGTCATCTGCAGGCGGGGCCGCCTGTGCTCCTGCCTCCGGTGCAGGCGGCGTCCCAGGTGCGGGAGGCGTCTGCGCATATGTCCCCGCCTGTGCCGCAGGCACCATGGATGCCGCCCATTCTCCGGGCATGGATTTCCCCACAGGCTGCCATGCACCCGGCCATGCGGCAGGCTGTGCCGCCGTCCCGGGTGCTGCCTGCACCGCCGGCTGTGCGGCGTCCGCCATCCCGTATGATGTCTGCGCCGGGCCTGCATATGCCGCCCCCGGCACGCCGCCCTCCTCCGTCCCGTAACGCTTTTCGATGCTTTCCAGGAATGCCCTCTCTGCATCTGTCAGTCTGCTCTTGTCGATCTTCATTTCCTCTCCTTCTCCTTTCCGGTTTTCGATGCTGCCTGATGCCTTTTCAGCTGGTTCCACTGCTGGCACAGAGGCTTTTTTGATCGATTCATTCAGCCTTTCCACTGCTGATTTCATAATCCGCAGTTCTGCCTCCGATATCCCGCCATCCCTTTTCATGATGCCGGCCGTCTTCCCGCTGGACCATTCTGCAGCCGATTCCTTAACCACTCCGCAGAACTCGTCCAGGCTCTCCTGCATTGCTGCCGCCGCACCGGCACTGTCCAGGTCTTCATCATTCAGGATGGAACAGAAGGATGACTGCAGTGCATAGCAGATATCCCATATTTCATCAGCTATCTTCCCGGCGTTCACTGCATTGATCCTTTCCGTGAAGCTCATGGAGCCGCCCTTCTGTATTTCATCCACTGCACTGTCGATCTCACTCTGGTCAATACCGGCTGCCCTGCCGATAAAGGCGAAAAGCTTTTTCAGCACATTCCCGGAGCCTGTACTGCCGCCCCCTCCTTCCGGCTCCCCCTCCCCGCCTCTGCGCTTTATCATTCCGATATGGGCGTCAGGGTTTGCCCCCTCATCCACAAAATCAACTTTCCTGATCCTGAGGTTTTTCAGTTTCGCTGCCAATTTTCTGCCTCCTAGCCGTTTTATAAACAGGGGCGCCCTTTCCCGGATGCCGCCTGTTTCACTCCTTTACCCGCTCTGCCTCGCCCTCTATCGAGAACATGGGGTATGTGCCGTCTTTGACCTTCTCCCATACATCCGGGTCGGTCACTTTAAAGCCGATCCACCAGCCCACAGGGAGCACGCCGGGCGGGATGCCCATTGCCTCCGTCTTCTCTTTTGTGAATACGGCGCTCTCCACCAGGACTGCCACGCCGCCCCTCTCGTGCATCTCCCCGCCCTCTCCGTACAGCCTCACATACTCATATGCCGCATCTTCCAGCTCCCCCGGTTCGATGATGTCCCCCTGCCAGTCCTCAATCACTTCCCCGTCTATGCGTATGGAGACGCTCGCCCACCCGAAGGCAAGCATTTTTTCATCGTCGGATTTCATGATCCTGAACCGGCCTTTCAGGACGTCCGCCGGCTTCTCCTTCCGGCTCCCGGCGTTTTTTTCTATCAGGTCTGAAAATTTCTTCATCCCGGCGCCTCCTTTCTTTCAGAATACCGGCGGGCTTTCCTCTATGTACTCCACCGCGCACCCGCAGCTGGGATGGGCGGGCGGGAGCATGTGGTGCCCCGGGAAAAGCTGCTTCCCTTTGACGGGGAACTCCGCATCCATCCCGATTTCCGTGCCCTCCAGGGATGCGCACATACCGCAGACCCGCTCACTCCCGGATGTGCTCCAGCGTTTCTTCACCCGGCCCAGGAGGCCCTGCGCCGCGGCCTGCCGGATCCCTTCATCAGCCCCCCGGTTATATGCGTATGCGCTCTCCGTCCGGGCTATCGTCATGGCCCTGTACCTGTGCTGGCGCTCCGCATATTTCATGGATGCTTCCAGGGCCTTCTTCTCTATGCTCTCCGCCTTCATCCTCGGGTGCTCCTTCCGGAGCGATATCACAATGTTATCATAATATCTGGCATTTGCTTTCGCCTGCCCTTCCGTCAAGCCGATGCACGGCCGGATGAGCCGTGCCAGCTCGTCCACGGTATGGCTGTCCCTCATTTTCTTAGTTACAAGCGCGGCTATGGCCTTCCTCTGCTCCTCTGTGCAGGATGTAACCAGCTCTGCCCCGTGTGTGCCCAGCCAGTCCAGTATGCCCGGGGACTGCAGGTTGAAGCTGAAGCTTACACCGTCCAGCAGCGGCTGTCCGGACAGCCCGGCCTTTATGCCCTCCATCCATATGCGGCTCATAGGCACGGCGACGAGCCCTGCATAATCCTGCGCCCACAGCTGGAGCGCTTCCCTGCTGACAGCCCCGTCCAGGACGGCCTGCCTGATCTCCTGGTAGCTTATGGCATCCTGCTGGTCTTCCCAGAAGCCGCAGAGGACTTCCACAGGCTCCCCTGTCACGGTCCCGCTTTCCAGGAATGCCTGGAGCCTGTCCAGCACCTCCTGGCTGCCGGCGGATTTTGCTTTTTTCACCCGCCTGGCAGGCATCATCATAACTGCCATCCTCACAGCCTCCCTAACCGCTTCCTGGCGGCTTCCGCCCTGCCTTCCGGGATTTCATCCCAGCCTGCGCCGCCCTGCCTGTTTCCCGCCGCTCCCGGTTCCGGCGGCTGGTCCTGCTCCTGCTGTTCCCTCCTTACCCGGCCGGCTTCCCCCGCATGGTATGTCCTTTCCGGGAGATGCCCTGCCCGGCGGATAAAGTCCTCCAGGCCGTCATCCGGCACCAGGACGCCTATGCCGGTCATGTCCTTGATGAATGCTGCAACCTTTGCGATGTCCATGTCCTCGATGTCCCCGTGCGTCATCTTTGGATAGTCCGTTATCCCCGCAAAGTGCTTTCCATTAATGTCTACCAGTGCGGGTATGCCCTGGCTGTTGAACGTCTCGCAGATGACGTCCAGAAACGCCCCGATCGCCACGGCGAACAGCTCCGTCTTGTCGGAGCTGAGTGCCCAGCTCCCGGTTCTGTCATGCCCCAGGAAGATGAAATCAGCCAGCACCGTCATCGCGATCCTTGTGTCATAGCGGCTGATGATGGCATTGGTGTCGAACTGCCTGGTGCCGCCGGAGCTTAAAAGTTCCAGTTCATATCCTGCCGGGAGCACGACGCCCTCCATCTCGTCCCTGCGGATGTTCCTCACGACTGCTTCCAGGCCGGAAAGCATCTCCGCATTGTGTTCATCCCACAGGTCAATCCCTTCCGGGCCGTGTATCACCGGGAGCCCTGCCAGATCCCGTTCGATGCCTATCCCCTCGATCTCCTGGATCCTGCGCTTAAAATACCAGGGGCGGTAGGCATTCCTTAATATGCTCCTGCCCTCCGGGCTGTTCTTCCGGCTCTTCGTCCGGAACAGCAGAGCCTTTTCCATCGGGATCGTGAACGTCCCGTAATCCGGCGGCGGCATCTGCGTCATTCCCAGCAGGTTGTCCTCATCGTCATACTCCCACTGGTAAAGGGTCTCCTGCGCCCTGATGGGGAGCTTCTGCCACCCGACAAGCCCGTCGCTGTACCTGCTCTTTGTCCGCGGATCCTTCGTATTCCCCATCCGCCGCTTATACACAATCTCATGGAAGCTCCACCCGAACGTGAGAAAAGACAGGATCTCCGATATGGTGTCAGTCCATGTGTCCTGCATATCATCCATGCAGCTTTTTACAAACTCAGCTGCCTTTCTGTCCTCCGCGGTATCTCCGGCAGGCTCAACATTCCAGCTGCACTGCCTTACCAGCATTTCAACCGCAAAAAGGATGGCGCCTGCAATATCATCATTCTCAGACATTTCCCGGTAGGCTTCCACCCCCCTTTTCCCCCTCAGCTCCGGCAGGAACTCCTCATAGATGATGCCGTTATAGCGGCGCTGGCCTGTGCGGCCGATTTCATTCTTTGAAGCCATACGTCCCATGCCTCCTTATCCACTCCTCACTTCCTCCAGTAGCTGCTCCTGCCCAGCGTTCCCTCCGGGGGCGCTGAGTAAGCCGCTCCGTTCTCGATCTCATTGAACGCGGCACTGCTGGCATCTACCATGTCCTTGTATTTAGATTCCGGAAACGATTCAAGCTGGTTGAAATATGCCTCATTCCATTCAGCCATCAGGACATCCACATTGCCGGCCTGCCACTGTGCGGCAAAAGGCTCCGCCCTGGATTCCTTGCTCCCGCTCTCCGCAATTGTCTTGACCAGGAATCCTGCAAGCATCTTGATATAGCTCTGTGCCTGTTCCTTCCCTGCCTGCCCCGGATCCTGCGGGAACCGTTCTATCACCCTGCCGTATTTTGCCCTGTCTGCCTGGCATGCCGTTTTCGCCAGTTTCCTGACATCAGATGCCGCTTCCCTCCGGTTGATCACATCAGCAATGATATATCTCCCATTCTTCCGTTTTCCAATGAGTACGCCTGCTGTATACGCCGGGTCGCCGTCTTCATCTTCACTTGTAGCCGCCAGGTCCCATCCCCTTGCCCAGAGGATAACGTCCTTCGGCAGTTCCTGGAGCACCTCCCCGACCTGCGTCCGTTTGAAATATAATCCCGCCGCCGCTTTGATCTTCCAGTTGCCTTTCAGGAGACGCTCCCTTTCCACCAGCGGCAGTGCCTTAAGGTTTGCCAGGTATGAAGGGTCGTTCTGGAGCAGGATTTTGTTGTCATGGATAGTAGATGCAATGAATGTCACGCTCTTGATATCCCTGTCCTCTACGCCCCTGGATGCCAGCTGCTCCTTCTCATCCGCCCAGACGATCTCATCATTGACCCTTGCCATATAGCGGATCCTGCCGCTCCGTTCTGCCAGAGGATATCCTGTATCCTGGTCTATCCACCAGCTGATGAATTCCGCCACCCAGCTGTCTGCGTCCGGATTGCAGGTTGCCCGGATATACGGGCTCACACCAGACCCGGAACGGTTCCGCGACAGCATATAAAAGAACTGGTGTTTCGTAAAATGTGTCAGCTCATCATATCCAAGGAGGGCTATCTGCGACCCCTGCCACTTGTTCAGGTCTTTATCCCCGTCAATATGGGCAAAGCTGATGCGGGAGCCTTGCCGGAACCTCCAGTGCCTGCGGGGGGATGTCTTAGGCACCGCCCCCCTGATTCCTCCGTATACTTCAAAACTGGAATCCCACAGCCCTCCTTCCTGCGTGATCTGGATTGACTGGCGCCGGAATATGACAGCGCCGAACTTCGGGTTTGTGGTATTCCTCAGTCCTTCGAGAAGCAGAGCATATGTTTTCCCTCCTCCTGCCGCCCCTCCATATATGGCGATATCCGCAGGAGTGCTCAGGAACATCTCCTGCGGGCCTTCCTGCGGCCTTAATATTTTCATCCTTTCCCTCCCCGTCCATTATCCGGAATATAGATCCGCACTTCTTCATCCCCACTGTCTTCTGCCGGTTCCGCTGCCGCCCTGCGGATTTCAAGCAGATTGTCATAATTCTCATTGATCTGTTTCAGGCGGATCAGGGAATCCATGCACTTTGTTTTTGCCCGCTGTACTTTGGTAAGTTCCGCTTCAAGAGCTGTCAGCCCCTTAATCCAGTGCTCAGTCTCCGTGTATGTGTCGATGCTCTCCGGCACCGGATTTCCCGATTCATCGTAGCCTGAATGCTTGACTGTCTTTACGCCTTTCATATACAGCCCTTTGGAAACGCTGGCCTCAAATTCCCTGATCTTGTGCATCAGCTTCCGCTCCCTGACTGTATACACCCCTATCTGCTCCATCAGTCCGGCCTCGCCCTGCAGTACATCCTGCATAATGACTTTTTCGTCTTCATCCAGTGCGTCCAGATATACAGCTGAACGGGCGCCGTATTTTTCAGCGTTTTTATTCCTTTTAGGCACGGATGGGGCATGGCCGGCTGCATTCTGGTTTCCTTTCGGAGCTCCTCTTGGTTTCCGAGCGTTCGCTTTTGCCTTTTCCGAGCGTTCGCTTTGCTTTTTTCTGCCCTGTCCATCCTCTTCGTCCCAGTTCTGGGTGGATTTCCACCTTCGGACAGTGCTGTCAGGAACCCCGAGTTTCTTTGCAATATCAACCAGTTTCATGCCTTCGTGATACAGCTTCTCCGCCTCAATGCTGTCCGGACTCCTTGCCCTTGCCATCCATCACCACCCCGCTGTTTGTTTTGTTTGCAGAAAAACCGGGAGGTGCCTGCGCCCTCCCGGTTTCTTCCGGTACGGATATGACCTGTAATTACATCATATCTTCGTTATATATTCCGCTTTTGAATACTTCTGCTGTGCCTGTGCCATCATCCTCAGGAAATCCTCTTTTGAAAGATCGGAAAGCCGGAAAATCTCCTCCGGCCTCATCCCAAGCTGTTTTCCAATCTCCTCTGCTGACTTCCCTTCCCTGATAAGCTCCCTCACGATCGCTTTCATGGGTTCCAGCAGATGGGTGCCCCTCGCCCTGTTATGTGTGACCGTGCCATAGATGTTGCCTGCCCTGTCTTTATGCTCCACAACTACAACCGGCACCATGCCATCCAGCATGGAAAACAGGGGTTCTTCCCCCGCCACAGTCCATCGGTGGAATCCGTCTATAATCGTCAGGTCAGGCCTTACTACGATCGGCAGCGTCCATCCGTTCGCCAGAATGGACTGTTTCAGAAGCTCCAGGTTCTGCTTTGAAACTTTATTCGGATTATAATCATTCGGTTTTACTTTCCCCCTGTCTACCCACCGGAGGGTGGAAAGGGGAACTGCCAGCTTATTGTCCATCCGTCAGCCCCTCCTTTCTCTTCGCCTCCGCAATATATTTCCCGTATATATTCTGGTACAGCGCCCGGTATGTCCTGAGCTTTGGGTCGCCTGAGACAAGCCCCTCATATATCGCCTTATAGTCTTTGTTGTCCGCAATAGCAGACACGCCTAGGAAAAACTTTCTATATCTGCCTGCCACATACCTCTTGTGCTCTGTCTGGAAATTTCCTTTCATGTCCGAAAACAGTTCCAGCAGTTCCGCCTTATAATCTTTTTCGGCCTGCCCCTGTTCATTCTGCCTTCTGGCCGCAGTGCTCCGTCCGAACATCTCGCTGTCCCAGTACAATGCCGCCAGATAGGCATTCGGCTCCCGCTTCAGGACCCGCTCCATAAGGCCAGGATAATATTCGTTCAGCTTCACCAGGCTTCTGGCTGTATCAATGGAAAAGAACTGCGACACCCTCAGCTTTCTCCGGCATGTGCCTGACTGCCACAGGAAAAGATATATCTCCGGTATGTCAACTTTCTCCCTGAACAGGTACAGCCACACATCACTGTCCTTCCAGTCATAGATCGGGAATACCTGGTTCCGCCTTGTCATCCCTTTCCCGGCGCGCGTCACAGACGCAATATTCTGCAGCCTCTGCACAGATTCCGCTGTCCTGATCCCCGTAATCGTGATTCCGTCCGCGCAGAGCCTGGGCAGGAAATCCTGGTATGAATCTGTCCTGGGATGCAGCAGTGGGTGGCTCCGGACAGCAAAAGATGGAGGTTTCCGTACCCAGACATCCTTTTTATGCCTGTCCCAGCAGATAAATGTCTCATCGTTGTAAAGTTCATTAAAACAGTTATAATGCTTGACTTCCAGGCAGAACCATTCAAATGCCGCCCCTGCCAGCATGAATTTCCTGCGCCATTCCTTCACCTTTTCTTCTATGCAGGGGAAAACGGCCTCTTCATCAATAAACTGGACTGTGAGCTGTGCCGGGTTGATTTCTCCTGCGCGGATCAGTCCCATTACAAGCTGCGCAAGGCAAAGGCTGTCCTTCCCGCCGCTGAAGGACATATACACCGGGACGCCGTTGCGGAACACATTCCGAAGCCTGATTCCTGCCGCTTCCACCACGTCTATGCTGGCACGGTACCTCTTCACAGCCATATCTTTTCCCCGCAGTTCGGGCAGATGACAAATTCTCTTGTCCCGGCGGAGTCCCCGTCATCTGCCTCCGGCGCCTGTCCGTCCTGCACCTCCAGCGGCCTGCCAGGCTCCTGGTCCTTCTGCTCCGGCTCTGCCTGCCGTATCTGCTGCTCCCTTCTCCCTGCCCTTTCCCTGATGTTCTGGATTTCTTCCTCATCAAGGGTGCCATATTCAGAAAGCCTGTCTGTAATCTCCTCCGCATCCGCAGTCATCTGCTTCAGGATGTCTTCGTCAAAGCCCGGAATGTCCAGGTCCCCATGCAGGTCTTCCAGAAAGATGTCCAGCGTTTCCAGATTGTCAATGCCCAGGCTGAAAATCTTATTGTCCGCGATCATCAGCTTCTTTTTCTGGTTTTCGGTCAGGTTTTCATACCGGTATACATCTGCCGTTTCCTTCCCCATCGCGGCAAGGGCATCAAACAGCCCGTTCCCCGCCAGAATGACGTTGTTTTCATCAATGACAATCGGACGTATCTGGCCGAACATCCCCACACTGCGCTGGAACTCTTTCAGCTGTTTCTCTGTGTGTATCCTGACATTTTTCTCCGGCTTCACAAGGTCAGCCAGTTTCATTGTAGTTACTTCCATATTCTGCTTCCTCCTGATCTTATTTTGGAGGAGCTTCCTCAACATATGATTTCCGCTGTCTGCAAACAGCGGAACCTGTTTTAAATCCCATAACCCATCTTTTCCAGAAACACCCCGGCACTCCTGATATGCCTGGCGGCTCCTTCCACGACAGCGCTGTCTATGGCATATATTTCTGCCCAGGCGTTTTCTGTGCTCCCAGTCCACTGCCTTGCCGGCCATGGATGGGTTCCGCAGAGATATCCGTTCTTCCAGCCATAGACCGGCGGCTGTGCCAGGCTGTGGTAGTGGATATATGCCAGGATATGCTCATGCGTCCAGCCGGACAGCGGGCTGTACCTTGTCACTCCCTGTGCATTGGTATAGATGTTGTCTCCCCTTCCGACATAATTCCCATCAGCACGCCTTCTCCCAAGAAGCATCATATCCAGGTGCTTTTCCCTGTAGTATTTCTCCTGTCCCCTGTGCTGGACGATGTGGAACCACTGTGCCGCAGTCCTGCTGTCCTGTGGGAAAAGCATGTACTGATGGGATGCAAGCCATTCCAGATCCTGCCCTGTGTTGATTATGGCCAGTTCAGGCGGCTTATGTGCCTCCACCCATGCTGTAAATGCTGTGTATTCTAAATTGCAGATGACAAGCACACAGGGCGTTATTCCTGCCATCCGGCAGATTTCCCCCAGCACCAGGGAATCTTTCCCACCGCTCCAGGCATAGGCGGCTTTTCTGCCGCCGGCCTTCTTTTTGACCTCTTCTATGGTCTTATCCACAAGCCGGTCCAGTTCTTCCCGGCTCACTGCCTGTTCGATCTGGTTTTTGGCAGCGAGCCAGTCCGAGTTTCTGGTCCTCTGCTTTCTTCCGAGGCCCTCACCCATCTTTTCCACCCCGCCTTCTTCCGGCTGCCAGTGCCACAGCTCCTGACAGGACAACTGTCAGAAGGCTTCCCGCTGTCTTATATACAGCAATCCCTGTCAGATTCCCATATGCAAATACCGGAAACCCGATGGCCATAGCAGAAAGAACGCCGGCTGCCACTCCTTTCGGTTCCATCCTGATTCCCTTGAGTGTAAAAACCGTTGGCAGCAGCGTGGAAGCACGGAGTGTGCCATACATCAGAAACAAGTGCGTTACTGTCATCCCAGGAATATTGGCGGCTGCAATACCGGCGGCAAGAAGCAGGACCATAGACAGCTTTGTTTTTCCAAGCGTCTTGTCCCGGAAAATGTCCGTCGTCAAGGACGAAACCGCGCATAAATTGCTGTCGACCGTGGATAACAGCATTTCTTTGCAAAAACCCTGTAACCGCCTGTGTTTCCGCGCTTTCCGGCACCTTGATTCCGGATTTTACCCCGCCCATGACACCACATGCAGAAAACATGGCAGCAGGCCTGTACCCCAGATGCCTGCTGCCTGTATGCCCGTCAGAACTGGTCTGCGATCTTCCTGATCTCATCCTTTTCCAGTTCCGCAGATACATGGGTGTAAATATTCATGGTCATGGCTATATCCGCATGGCCCAGGTAGCTCTGCACCACTTTAGGCGGAATCCCCCTTTCCAGCGCCCTGGTTGCAAATGTATGGCGCATTGCATGGGGGCAGAAATATTCCATCAGGACAGGCTCCCTGTGTTCCTCCTCTGCCGCTGTTTCCTCCTCACTGTTCATCCTGTCCGTCATCTCCCTGATAAATTTCGCTACGGACGCCTTCCACAGCGGCTTCCCCGCGGTGGATGTAAATACCAGGTTCTCCAGCCCTTTCACCGGCTTCCATCTGTCCTCTAGCATCATACGAAGCCGTGCCTGTTCAGCCCTGTGCTTTTCCAGCCTTCTGCCGACCTCTGGAAGCATCGGGACCGTCCGCCTGCTGCCAGGCGTCTTCGGCGGCCCCTTGCGCAGCTCCTTCCCCGCAAGGTTGACCAGTGTCCCATTGACATGGATTTCCATGTTCTTAAAGTCAATATCACTCCATTCCAGCGCGGTGATCTCCCCTATCCTCATCCCGGTGGAAAAGCCCAGATAGAAAATGCCTGCATAGAACGGCTTCTCCCTTTCGGCATATGCAAGGAACCTCCCCTGCTCCTCCTCTGTAAGGGCCCTCTTATGTACGTTTTCCAGCTTTTCTCCTTTCGGCAGGACAGTACGGTCCACTGGATTCACCGTGATGATGCCGTTCAGGTATGCCTGCCGGAAAAGCAGGTTCATGAGTGCCCTTATTTTCCTGATGTATCCGGCCGAATAGCCCTCACCGATCAGTCTGTTGAGGACCTTCTGGATATGCTCCGGCCGCACTGCCTGCAGTTTCATCTTCCCAAGCTCCGCACCTGCAAGCCTGTAATAATGCCTGTAGGTGTCCAGCGTGCTTTCCCTGACGATATTCGTCCTGTACTCCACCATCCATGTCTGGTACCATGAATCCACCGTCACCTTATCCGGTCTGGCATATATGCCATGGTCGATCTCATATTCCACATCCCGGAGCTTCTTCTCCACTTCCTTCCTGGTCCTGCCGTAAATAGTATGCCTTTTCCCATTCAGCGTGTACCTTGCCTGGTACCGCCCATCCTTCCGGATGCTGATTCCTCTGGGCAGTCCTTTTCCTGCCATCGCCAGCCCCTCCTTTCCTCCCCAGCGCGGCAGCCGCCGCACCGGCCAAAATCCTGTAAAGCTGTTGCCATTCACTGCATTCCGGGGTATAATGCTCTATGCAGTGCAGTTCCATATCATGTGTTGCTGTGTTCCAGTCCCCGGCAAGTTGCAGCCTTCCGGGGACATTTTCCGTCCAGTTCTGTGCACCGCCTCCTTTCCCATGCCCTCCATGCCCTCTGTTCTGCCCGTCCTGCCCTTTCCGTCATCCTGACAGTAAACTATCGACTGTGCTGTCCAGGGGACGTTCCTGGGCATTCTGGAGACGCTGGCCGGCATTGTGCCTCCTTCCCTGCCTGCCCTTTTCCCTGCCCTGATATGTCAGCCGTCCTGTTCCCACTGCACCATTCATCAAACAGCACCCTGTCATAGAGCACCTTGTGCCCGATCCGCTTCGCTATCCCTGCCGCTTCCGCAAATTTCCTGGCATTATTCCGCCCGAGACTGGAATATGCACAGAACTCTTCCAGCCGCAGGAGCCTTTTCTCCGACAGCGGACAGCCGCCGGACTCCGCCCCCTCGTCAGACAGGAACCCGCTCTCCTTCATCCTCTGGTAAAACGCCGCCGAAACCTTCCCCTTGATGTACATCCCTCCCTTCCGCACTATCCTCTCATTCAGCTCCCTGATGATCCTCTGCGCATCCTCCAGGTCTGTCCCCAGGTCTGCCGCCACTCCGGCATCATCCAGAAAAATCTTTCTGTTGTCCTGCATCAGCATCCTGCCTCCCATCCGATCCTGTCAAGCCGGTCCGCCCTGGCTCCCAGGAACTCCTCCATGATCTCCAGGGCGTTCCCTATCAGCTCCGGGTTCAGTCCGGCATAGGCACCCTCTATCAGGACCCTGATCATCCCTTCGAGAATGACAAGGTCACACTGCACTGCCTGCACTTCCTCCTTCACCGTGCTGTTCATAAAGCGGCACCCCCGTTCATTCCCTCCATGCACAGCCGCATGGCCATATGAAACCCGATACGGAACCCTGTCTCCTCCCTCTCATTCCCAAAATTCTGTGCCAGATCCTCCACATCGTTCCTCACATTGCCAGGCACGCCTGCCGCCGCAGTCCCCAGGGCTTCCGCAAAGGCCTTCCACGCAGAGTGCTCCCTGTTCCCCTCCTTTTTGTTAAGCCCCAGCAGGTCAAAAAGCTCTGATCTGTATACTGCCCCTATCAGGTCGCTTTCTGCCTCCGCCTTCCTGATCCTATTTGCCGCTTCAAACTGCTCCATCTTATGCCAAGCCCCCTTTTACCTGTTTATATGTTTTCTCTTTTATCAGCAATGTGTCAGCATACTCCTCTACCGCTTCCCACGCCGCTGAATTTCCTGTTTCCAGAACGCTCCTTAACTGGTCCCTCAGGCTGATTCTCCCTCCCGGTCCCAGCACATACCCTTTTGCAAACCCAAACAATGCCACCTGTGACTCTGCGCTGAGCGCATCGAATTTCGTACTTATCCTTAAAAGAGGATTGTCCAGTACGCTGTCAAATTCCCTATAACGTTCTTCCATTTCCTTCTTTAGCCATTTCTTGATCCGGTCTTTCCTGCTCCCCTCAAAATCGCTAATCCTTACGACCTTACAGGGGGAAGCAGGCTGTTGTAAAACTGTTTCCTCACTGTGCATTTTCTTTTTACCTCCATGTTCTTGTCTTTGGCAGGCGGCAGCAGGCGTGATATAATGCCTGCATACTCCCAATCTGCTTGGTTGACGGGTTACCGCCCCTATCAGAGTTGCCGCTCTGGTAAGGGCATTTTCATACCTCGATGCTCACCAGAGCTCCAAGAGTTTCCTTGTAGCTGTATCCGCCGATAACCTGTTGCAGATCTGCTCTCACCTTCACACCGGCGTCTATGACTGCTGCCATTCCCTGGGACAGCGTCCTGGGCAGATAGCCTATGTGCGCATACCCTATGTTCCGGATGCCGATCACGACGGCCACTGCATACTTATCATATAAATTCGCCCTGTCTCTCTGCAGGTACACGGTGAGTTCCTCCGGCTTCCTGCCTGCTATAAACTGCAGCAACTCCTGACGCTTCCCCTGCGTGACACCGGATACACGGACTTTCATGCCGCCCTTCACCCGCCTCCAGGCTGTCCGGAACGCATTGGACAGAGAATAACCGAGCTTATGTAACTGGTTCGCCATGGCCGCTACTGCCCTGCGGATGTTAGTTATCTGCTTCATTTTGTGATTCTCCTTCCTTTTTCAGCACTCCCGTCTACTTTCGCTTTACCTCTCTTGTTTGTTTCTAGTATTAGCATAAATGATTTTAATGTACTTGTCAACCCATTTAATGAACTTTATTAATATATGTTTCAACTTTTCTTGCTTACTTATATTTAATAATGATTGACTTTTTCATGGTTTTAGTTTATCCTTTAGTTAATACTTTTGAAAGGAGGCTATCGGCATGATTTATAATAACAATGAGCAATTAGTAACTGAATTAAAAAAACTGCTTCTCGATACAAGATACAGTCAACGAGACATAGCCAAACAAATGGGTATATCACCCCAAGCCCTACAAAATCTTCTTAACAAAAAACAGCTTTCTTTCGCAGATTTAAAAAGAGTGCTGGACTGCATAAATTGTGATCTATTGGTCGATTTCTCTATTAGACCAATTTCCACAGTCACTGAAGAATAGGAGGCACACCATGGATATCAAAAACCGTTGCAACATAGAACTGGAGTATTACGCGACTACCTAGCCGATCTTGAGAATGGCCGTATTTATGAACTTACCGGAACACACGGCACCGCCTCATGCGCCACGCTTGCAAAGCACCTAAGAGACAATCTCAATGCCCTGCTAATCAAAATTGAGAAGGACAAACCTAGCGTTACTGAAATAGTGGCGGAATCCTCCCTAAAGATGTAGCCTGCTACCATCTGCCAGCAATCCACTGTCAATTGACAACAAGCGTCAGCAAGTGAATACAACACTTGCAGTTGCATACAATAACCAAGAAAGGAAGTGTTCTTCATGCCAGCATTACAGCAACAACCTCAAATTACCACTTTAGAGCAGTATGAAGCTCTCCCAGAAGATATTAGAGCAGAAGTCTTCGATGGACAAATTTATTACATGGCCAGTCCTTCACAGGATCATCAGACAATCTCCATGGAACTTTCGACTGTGCTCAACACCTATCTCAAAAGCAAAAAAGGGCCATGCCGGGTGTTTCATGCTCCATTTGATGTGAAATTGAATGATGTTCCCCTTACCATCGTCCAGCCTGACCTCATGATTGTATGCGATAAAGGCAAGCTGGATGGAAAGCGCTGCAACGGTGCACCTGACTTTATCATTGAAATTGTCTCTCCCAGCAATCCATCAGATGATTATATCCACAAACTCTATTACTACAAAAATGCTGGAGTTCGTGAATACTGGATTGTAGACCCTCGAACCGAAAAAGTGGTTGTTTATTATCTGGAGCAGTCTGATTTCCAGATGGAAGCCTACACCTTTCAAGATAAAATCAAGGTCAATATTTACGAGGATCTGTGGATTGACTTCCAAGAATTGGACTTATAGACCGGCAGCAGGCTTCCCCATCCTGTTAGCCAAAAAGAAAAGGCATGTGCTCCCTGCATATGCCTTTCGTACTATCTATGTAGTTATCTTCCTGCCACCTCTATTATTCTTTCATCTTCTCTTTTAACCACTGCGCAAAATCACCTTCTGGATTACATGCCGCAAATGCTGTCTCCAAATCTTGGAGATACATTATTGTGTTCGGATGCTCAGAACCAAGTTTATTTATGACAATCTTATATGCTTTAATAAGATAAGACAATGCAAGTTCATACTTCCTTTGTCGAAAATACATTCCTGCCAAGTTATTATAGCCCGTGGCAGTATCCGGATGCTCCTCTCCAAGCACTCTTTCCATTATCCGCAGGCTCTTTTCATACAACACTTCCGCCTTTTTGTACTCTCCCTGGCTCGCATACACATATGCAAGATTACTATAGCCCATGGCAGTATCCAGATGCTCCTTTCCAAGCACTCTTTCACTTATCCGCAAGCTCTTTTCACACAGTTCTTCCGCCTTCTTGTACTCTCCCTGGCTCGCATACACATATGCAAAATCACTATATTCACTGGCAGTATACGGATGCTCCTCTCCAAACGCTCGTTCACTTATCCGCAGGCTCTTTTCATATAACCCTTCCGCCCTCTTGTACTCTCCCTGGCTCGCATACACATATGCAAGATTACTATAGCCCATAGCAGTATGCCGATGCTCCTCTCCAAGCACTCTTTCACTTATCCGCAGGCTCTTTTCACACAGTTCTTCCGCCTTCTTGTACTCTCCCTGGACCATATACACGTATGCAAGATAATAATAGCCCATGGAAGTATCCGGATGCTCCTCTCCCAACACTCTTTCACTTATCCGCAGGTTCTTTTCACACAGTTCTTCCGCCTTCTTGTACTCTCCCTGACTCGCATACACATATGCAAGATTACTATAGCCCCTGGCAGTATTCGGATGCCCCTCTCCAAACACTTTTTCAATTATTCGCAGGCTCTTTTCATATAATCCTTCCGCCTTCTTGTACTCTCCCTGGCCCGCATACATACACGCCAGATCACCATAACTTTTGGCAGTATCCGGATGCTCCTCTCCAAGCACCCTTTCAATTATCCGCAGGCTCTTTTCATACAGAGCCGCCGCTTTTTCGTATTCCGCTATATAATATAACAGATAGGCAGCAACGGATATAAAACTGGTCTCTTCCAGATTTTTTCCAAGACATAGTTTCTCTATCATATTTTCAGCAAATGGAATATATTTCTGACACTCCAGTACAGAGCCTCTTTGTGGTATACTTAAACTCGTTCTGCACGACTCTATCAGTCCCTGATGCTTTTCCGGCACCAGCCTGCATTTCCCATAGATAAATTGTGCAAACACCGGGTGCAGGGCAAAACTTTCCTGTTTTATATCAAACTGCAGCCACCCTTTCTGGTACAATCCCATCAGGATATCATCTTCTTCACTGACACCTGCATCCATAAGCAGCCACTTATTACATGTCTCCACCGCCAATGGAATATATGGAAATACAGAAAAAGCCTCCAGAATATTCTTCTCTGCATCTGTCAGTTTGGACAAATCATACAGCGTTTCATATGATTTCTGAATATTGACCAGTTCCCCATCTTTATGAAATTCCAGCCGGAAGCCCTTCTGCTCTAGTTCCTGCCTGAGTCTTTTCACCGTCCAGAGTTTTGTATGTGCCAAATGGGCAAGAAGTTCAACCGTAATGGTATGCTTCCCGGCCAGAATCCCTATAACATATTCCAGTTCCTGATCATCCTCCGCCCCGGCCTTTCTCCCACTGTCTCCATGCCGGATTTTCCAGTATATCTCTTTGCACTGTTCCATGCCCAGAAACCCGATCCGGTATGGTTCAAATCCGTCACTGATCGAAGCCTGTCTGGATGTCAGGATAACCGCTCCGGGAATACCCTTTAACCTCCGCAGGCCCTGGTCAGCGCTTACGGGCCTGTCCACATTGTCAACAAAAAGCAACAGCTTCCCCTCTGATGCCAGATGTTCCAGCTCCTTCCAGGCGGCTTCCTGGTTCTGCTCCGGGCTGTCCTGCTCCTTATATTTCAAGCAGTTCTGCAGGCTGTTACCCATATCGCCGCTGTACTCAATATAGCCTATGTGCCGAAACGGCCCGTTTTCATCCTCAGCATGCTTATTGAGATATTCCTCGAACAGTTTCCTGCAGATATGTGTCTTTCCGATCCCGCCCATGCCGCTTACCAGGACGGACTTGCGCCCATCCTCTATCCTCCGGCGCAACTCCTGCAGCTCCGTCTCACGCCCGGTAAAATAGGACACTGGCTTTATATCAGCATTATGCGTGACAACAAATTCCCGCTCTGATTCCTGAAGCATGGTTATATTATTATAATTGTTATTCTGAATGCAGCCAACATATCCTCCTGCCACACTGCACCCCTTAAGGCGGTTATCTATTTTCTGTTCCACAGCAGTTCCCCCTTATCAGTCAGTTCTTCAGCAACGCTTTCTCTATCTGTACCTCTACCTCCCGAATATCCGGATTGTTCCTGTCTGCTACTATACTTAAAAACTCCCCTACAGAAGATGCTATATTTTTATAGCGCTTCAAATCTGCTGCCAGTTCAACCGCATTGGCCGGATCAAGCCCCCTCACCGCAGCTTCCAGCTTACCGCATTCCTGCTGCCAGTAACTTATGTATCCGGCACGTACCAAAGGATCATATATGCCCGGTTCTACAACAGCCGGGAATATCCTGTCCGCATACTCCCGTTCTTTCATCATCTCCGTAACCTCAAACATACAGTTTTTCGATTTCAGGTAAGAATCGCTGACAATAAGGACAGCATAATCCTGCTGCCGGATGCCCTCCATAAACTCCCGGATGCTCTTCCATGGGCCAATGTCACGCACATCCCTTTTCACGGTTACTCCCGGAAGCCCTGACAGGTGCTTATCAATCCTGTCTGCAGTTTCCCCGTCATGCCAGTTATAAGAGAGAAAGATTGTTTTATCACCTTTGCTCCCTTCCGTTCCTGCCCCTTCCTGACAGCCATAATAATGATTCACTGTACTGTTCCCGCCAACATAGTCGCCTCCAACCGAAACACCTTTCAGTATGTTTTTAATCTTCTGTCCCATGAATTCCACCTCCGTAGTATAATAACACAATACAGCTGAGATCTTACCATTGCATCCTGCCCTCTGGCAGCAGCAATCAAATAGCAAGCCAGGGAACCTATACCGCTCTTGGCTTGTCCTGATTCTGTATCCAGCTTTATAAGATACCATAAGCAGTCTCTGTATCACTGTATATGACAGTATCATTGTACTCTATAATCTACTTTGATGCAAGATTATAAGGTGTATATTCGTGTACTATCACTTTACTGCGGCTCTACCCGTCTGTCCATCCTGCCGAATTTCTGGCATGCATCTATCTGCCCTCTAACTCTCCCATTTTGCCCCTCTAAACCTTCCAACGGTAAAAATATCGCCTAAACAGATTTTGCTGCAAATCAGGGGCAATCTGCAAGCCACAGGATATGATTTCTTCTTCTGGCTCCCTGCAGTTGTGATTCTGAAAGGGAAAGGGATGATACGCCCGTATCATCATGCCTGCTGCCAGCTGGCACAATGTGCTTCTTTCTCTATCTCTTCGTTACGCAGCGTTACAGCCTGTTACAATATAACGCTTTGACGAAAAACGGGGGCGGATCTTGCTTCGTTTTCCTGAGCCATCGCCTGGCAGGCCTGCCGCCAGCATATGAATACATTTATGGCAGCAGGTACCGGACTGCTGTGCCGTTTCTCCGTTATGCACTCCTCCATACCTCCATGATTTTTTCATGCTTCAATGCCCACCAGGACACCGAGCGTCTCCCTGCAGCTGTACCCGCCGATAACCTGCTTCAGGTCAGCTTTTACCTGTACGCCGGCATCAATAACTGCTGCCATGCCCTGTGACAGCCTTCTGGGAAAGCAGCCTATGTGTGCATATCCAGCACCCTTTATGCTAATCACAACAGCCAAAGCATATTTGTCATACAAAACCGCCCTGTCCCTCTGCAGGTACACGGCAAGCCCCTCCGGCTTCCTCCCAGCTATGAACTGCAGCAGCTCCTGGCGCTTCACCTGCGTGACACCGGATACACAGACTTTCATAACGCCCTTCACCTCCTCCAGGCTGTCCAGAATGCCTGGGATAAGGAATATCCGAGTTTATGCAGCTGGTCTGCCATGGCTGCTTTGCGAATTGTCCTAATATCCTTCATGTGGTCTGCTCCTTTCTTTCTTTTTCTTTATCCTTATGTATTTTTTCTACAGTATTATGCAGATAACATCAGCATGTTTTATAGATTTTCTATATACTTTTGTAGATTTTTTATTGTATTATATAGAAATACAAGTTATAATAAAAGACAGAAAGGAGGACATATAATGGCTTTTTCTTATGACAAATTATGGAAACTACTTATCGACAAGAAAATGACTAAAGAAAGTTTCCGTTTATTAATCAAAGCCTCCCCAACAACAATTGCTGCTATGGGAAAAGGAGAAGGAATTTCCCCCAAAGTCTTAGAACGCATTTGTGCGGCTTTCGATTGTCAACCAGGCGACATTATGGAATACATGCCGAAACAACCGGATTCAAGTTCCATGACTTCGCAACATCTTATTGATGAAGAACAGAAACGGCTCACTCAGCGGACAGAAGACTATTCAGGTGCTCGAATTCATGAAACACTGGATGAGAAACTGGATCGGCTACGCAGGGAACACCCAACACGGCAATCTGCCGATTCTAATGAATGAGCAACATACAACCGCATACAATAACCATGAAAGGAAGTGTTCATCATGAGCTATAAGGAGCTCGCAAAAAACCTCATAGACCAGATACCCGACAGCAAAATGTACTATATCGTTGCCTATCTCCAAGGAGCAGCAGTCCCAGAGGAAGTACCCAGTGCGGAAACCACAGCCTCAACAGAGGAACTGGAAAGAGGCGGCGGCATCTTATTCACCGGCAGCACAGAAGCTCTATTTGCTGAACTGATGGAGGAATAGCTATGCTTGATGTACGATACTCCACCAGTTTCAAAAAAGACTTCAAGACCTGCATAAAGCGCGGCTATAAAATGGCATTATTGCAACAGACTATTGATATCCTCCGCATTCCCGCACCGCTGCCCACAAAGAACCGGGAACATAACTTAAGCGGCAATTTATCCGGATACAGAGAATGCCACATAACGCCGGACTGGCTGCTCATATATAAACAGACTAATACAGAGCTGCTCCTTGACCGTACTGGCACCCATGCCGATCTGTTCGGAATGTGAGCAAACAGAAAAAGCATGTGCCCTCTGCATATGCCTTTTCCCTTCATACGGACTGTCCATATGCCGTTACACAGAAAACCAGACACATGGGATGCCCTGATGCTTATAGCCTCTGTTCTGCCCGTCCTGCCGCTCACACCTTCCCATCCGCGGGCGTGGCACTGATCCTGCCGTACCGGCAGTCCTGGCGTTCGCTTTCAGGAAGCGCCCTGCCGCTCGGATTGCCGCCTGTCTGTTTCCTCCGGCGGCAGGCAGGGGCATCCCATGCCGGATGCCGACAGAATGCGTTTCTCCGTGTACCCGCCTGCCCTTTCATCTGTATCAAATAAAGAAATCCTCTGCTTTGCAGAATCCCCCATTTGTTTTGTTTGCTGAAAACTGATACGCCCCTCCCACTCGGCCTGTAAATGCTTGAACTGCCTGATTCTGCGGGGATATTTCCAGCATCCTCCTGGGCTGTGCCAAAACGAACGCTCGGTTATTCCAGGCTGGAACGTATATGCCTGTTTCTTTCCAGATTCCCGGACCGCCGGCAGCAGACGCGATGTCTTACTGCCAGCAATGCCAGACAGATAGAAGAATATATGTTCTGTCTTTATATGCCGCTGGGATTTTTCATACCCCATACAAGGCACCCGGAAAAACAGTGTCCCCCAAGGCAGTACGCTGTCCTGCCTCATACTGCACGACACCTGCCGGCCGCTCACTTCCCCTTATGCTTCTTTCTGGCTTTCCCTGCGATAATGCCGCAGATAAAGCAGACAGCAGAAACAGCCAGCGCCTCCAGTAATCCCATGCCTTCACCCCCCTTTCCATGCTCCACTGCATCCTCAGTCGCATCGCCTCCTTTCACAATCCACTGGAAAGCCTTCTGATAAAGCCCCGTCCTGCAGCAAACATCCTTTTCTGTCAGGTTCTCTGCTCCCGTGGCTTCCAAAATCTTCTTGCTGTTCAATCTCATTCTGCATCTTTCCTTTCCTGGTGGCAGCAGCCTCATAACCCCCCCTGCTCCGCTCAAACAATTAACAGTTTACAGCTGTCTTCCATCTTCAGGATTAAACAGCATTGCTGCAAGCCTTTTCTCATTATCCCGCATATCACTATAGATTGTGCCCTCATGGCATCCATATTCTGCGGCCAGCTGGCAGCAGGGTACTCCCGCAAGGCATTTCTCCAAAACCTCCGCTTTCCTGATATCGGTATCGATACGGGTACTGCTGTCATTGCAGTAGCTGGAATAAGCCCCCGCTGCCTCTGCAAGCTGCCCCATCACCACCGCTGTCAGCTGCCGGCCATGCCCAACCGTATCCCTTTCTTTCCTGCCCGGGAACAGATCAAGGACATAATCCCCGGCCATACTGCCAAAAAGCCTGCTGCCTTCTATCAGCATCCGGACCGCCGGCCCACCATCCTCTGGCGGGTTTACAACCGCCGGCACCCCCATGCAGAGCACCAGCATTTCATTGATGCACCTGTCGATATAGTTCAGCACCGTTTCCTTTGCCACACCCAGCTTTGCGGCGGCTGCCCTGCTGCCCACAGGAATTTCCAGCATATACCGGTAGACAAAAGCATTATGCCTGTCCACCGCCTGTCCGTCATGGCAGCGGGAAACATATTCCCGGTACTCTCCGAGTAGCCGCTTCAGCGCTTCCGCATTCCTGCCCTCACGATAGCCGGCATACGCATTCTTCAGCACACGCCTGCAGCTCTGCACGCTGTCAGGATCAATATTCCGAAACATGGCAGCAGGATCCGGGAACAGCCTCCCTTTCCTGCCCTCCCTGTATTCCTTTGCAAAATAATCATAAAAGTATGTCATTCCCCATCACCTGCCTCAGAGCAGAAACCCACTGCCCATATTTTCTATTTCCTCCATATCCACATAACCACTCAGACGCCGCGGATCCGCATGGTACCCCTCCCACATGAAGCTTTCCAGCTTCTCCCTGTGCTTTGAATGGAGTATCTTGTAAAAGCCTTTCTTTATGCGTTCATCTGCCGCCTGCCTGCTGCACCCGAATATTTCTGCGGTCCTGGCACAGCTGTTGCCCTGGTAATATACACAGCGTATCATCAATGCGGTTTTTGTATCCAGGATAGACAGTGTCTCCTCCAGCTCCTCGTGAAGCTCCCGCTGGTATTCGCTGCCGCCTGCCAGTTCGTCGATCCTTTCATCCGTCGAAAGCATGTCAAGAAGGCTGGCACCCGTGTCCTCCGATATGTACTCATCCAGGCTCCGGGTTCTCATATTCAGCATGGCCTTTTCCAGATGGCAGAGGGAGCGGGATGAAATCCTCAGCGTCCTCTGTATTTCCTCCGGCTCCGGATCTCTGCGGTGCTCCTCCCTGTATTCCTTCCTGAATACAGCCAGCTTCCTCATTCTGGTCTTCAGGTACTCCGGAAGGCGTACCATATAGGTATTCAGGCCGCTGTAGCGGAAGACTGCTTTCCGGATTTTGTACTCCGCATAGGTCAGGAACTTCACCCCGCGCCCGGCATCAAATGAGCGGGCCGCCTCCATCATGCCTATAAACCCTTCCTGCAAAAAATCATTGAAATCCTGCTCATCACAGCTGCCTGCGTGCTTCCTGATGCACTGTGCCACGAACCCCCTGTTCTTCTGCCAGAGCCTTTCCTGGTTCGCTGTGACCTCTATGCCCCTCTGTATCTGCTCCACGATCTCCTCGTTCGACATGCCCCGTCAACTCCCCTGCAGCGGCTCCTTAATGCGGCACCTGCGGAATCTCCCCCGCCGGAACCGGGCTTTCTGATGCCGGGCTCCCTTATCTGGCATCCTGCAGTATCTCCTTCAGGAAACCGGCCTGCTCTTTCTGTGCCATGTTCCTGCGTATGGATTCCTCCGGCATCTGCAGGACCACTGACTTTTTCATTATCCTGTCTATCGTCCGTTCGTCCAGGTTCAGGTCTTCAGGGCACATGTTTGAAGTGAATATGATAATCCTGCCCGAATTAAGCCTCTCGTTTATAAGCCGGAATATCTCCTGTGCCTGCCATTCCCCGGTCTTCTGTGTCCCGATATCGTCAAATACCAGCAGGTCGCACGCCCGGTAGACTGCGCTTTCATCCGATGTCCCCTGCTGCCGCTTGTAGCTTTCCCCCACCGCCGCCAGGTAATCCGGCGCCGTCACGAAACGCATCCTCAGGTCATACTTTATCATGACTGATTTCCCAAGGCAGCAGGCCAGGAATGTCTTGCCGCTCCCCGGCGTTTTCGACCACAGATAGAGCCCTTTCCCTGCTTTCTCCCAGCGGTTCTGGTAATTGCCCAGAAAATCCTCCGCTATCCTCCGGAGATTCCCCATGTCACGGGAATACATGCCGAACCTGAACCTTCCCAGGTCGGCTTCACGGAACTGGGGCGGCACTCCCGTAACATCCTGCATCCGTCTTTTTTCCCTGCATCCTGTGCACGGCCTGGCAAATTCAAGCATATCCCCATACGCTTCGTCCTTCCGGAAGTACAGTTCCCACCCGGTGCCACCGCACACCGGACATACCTCAGAGCCTGAAGGAGCTTCCGCGCTGTGTTCCATCTGCCGCACCGCCTTTCCCTTCCTGCCTGTCCGAATAGTTCCCGTCAAGCACTTTTGCCATGTTTGTGTCCTTGATAAGCCAGTCGAAGGATGCCGACCAGTTCCGGGCATTCTGTCCTTTCAGGAAGCTGCTTTCTTCCGCCATCTGGAACAGCTTTCTGAAATCTTCCACGCTGTACTGCTTCATCCTTGCCCTGATTGCTTTCTTCCTCGCATCCGACAGCCTGGTAAGGCGGGGGAATGATACGCAGGTATCATTGTACATATCAGCTATCTGCTGATAATGTACACTCTGCCCCCTCTCTTTATCTATATCTATCTCTTTCTCTCTCTCTTTCTCTCTCTCTTTCTCTGGAGTATTTTCGTTGTACATTTGTACAACGTCTGTAACCCCTGTGCCGCAGGCCATTGATTTTTCTGCATTTATCGACTTTCTGTACTCACGTACCCGGTCTGCTTCCGTGGAACTCTGGCCGATAAAATTCTGGATATCCATCATGTAGATGGCCCCGTTGTCCAGCACCTCAACAAGCTCCAGCTCCTGGAATATCTCCAGGGATCTTTCGACCGCTTCTACCGGATGCCTCACAACCATGGCCAGTGCCTCGGGCGTATATGGAATCAGATTTTTAAACATCAGCCGCCCTTCATTTTTCAGGCTCCTGAGATACAGCTTCAGGAGAATGTCGCTGTATATGTAGCCGTTTTCCATCCCCTGCAGAATAATCATTTCCTCAGAGTCGAAAAAATTATCCTTCAGCTTCAGGTAATAGTATTTCTTGTTGTCTGCCATTCCTGCCGCTCCTTTTACCAGCTTTATCTCTGACCTCATGCCTCATTGTGCTCATCGCACCAGCGGTCAAATTTCACTCTGTCCACCAGGCATCTGCTCCCGATCCTGAGCAGTGCACCCGTCGTCTTTGCCAGTTCCCGGGCGGTGCATATGCCGATGCTGGCATATATGCTGAACTCATCCATGTCCAAGAGCCTCTTGTCTGAAAGCGTCACTATGGTATCAGCTTTGACCCTCGCTTTTGATTTTGTTTCTGCCGCCATTCCATAACCTCCTAATCTTTGTTGTGTTTTCCTTTTTCCACTGCCTATACTCTGCTGTATAATGCTGTATCAATATTATAACAGATCGGTTTTTCCAGATTCTGCGTCCTGGAATAACACGGGATAAAGCAGAACGTGAATCTATCCCTGAACTGCGGGTACACAGCGGAACAGACAGCATATTTTAACACAGATCAGCAGATGCCTTTGTCAAGCATTTTTTCAAAAAAATTCTGACACCCTTTTACACCATATTTGACACCATCTGCTCCAAATTTATGCACCAGCTTGTATCTCTGCTTACAAAAAATCCCCATTTTATTTTGTTCTGTACCGCCTTGTATAAACTGCCAGATATGCCGCTGTTATCGACCGTGGATAACAGGCCGGAAATGAGCATATACAGGAACGGGATTACTGCCCAGCCCGGGAACAGTGTGCTGATCAGCTCAAAATTGATTACTCCTGGATCCTCCGCGGCATATCCCATGCCTGCACCAATCAATCCAAGCACCCCCATGGACAGCGGAACAATGCCAAACAGCAGTGCGCCTGCCAAAAACGCCCTGCCAATCCTGTCCTTTCTGACGCAGAAGGCCCTCTGCCAGAAGCATTGATCTCCGAACGGCCCCGATATAAGCCCGATTGTTGTCGGCAGGCCAAATCCAAGGAATATCTCCATGCCTCTTTCCGAGAACAGTGCACCGCCATCCCCTGCAGTTCCTCCCAGCCCCGCCGCCAGCGTTTCCATGCCTCCGCCATTTTTTATGCCAGACATTACAAAACCAATGCTGGCGGCAAGCATAAACACCATCTGGACAGCGTCTGTCAGTATGGACGCCCTGATCCCGGAAAACTGTGAATAAGAAAAAGCTATGGCCGCCATAATGACGGTCACAGCCGCAAACGGAATGCCTGTCAGCATACTCAGTATCCTGCCGCCCGCCAGAAGCTGCACCCCGGTTGACAATGCAGACAGTACCCCAAGCTGGAACAGATATACATTCCTCACGGTTTTTGAATGGTATTTCCCATACATATAGCCCGAAAGCGTGATTCCCCCCGGCATTTCTTCCCTTATCCGCCTTGCGTAAGGAATGAAAAGTATCAGGCACAGCACATTCGGAACCAGGAACCAGAAAAGCCCTGCAAAGCCCCTGGCATAAGCATTCTCTGCCGAAGTGAACATGGCAGGTGCCCAGATCCATGTGGCAGCTATGCTCAGCGCCGACATAATCCATCCCGTATCCCTGTTCCCGACGCAGAAGCTTTCAATCCCAGTCTCCTTCTTTGTCATAAGCACCGTTGCCAGCAGCATCACTGCCGCGTATGACGCCAGCACCACAATCGCATAATTCATTATGACCCTCCTGTCATTTTATTTGGAGGAGCCCATGCAGCCCTTTGCTTTATCCTCTCCTTTCCCGGAAAATTTGCACGAAAAAAGGAAGCCTGCATACTGCCCGGCTTCCCTCAACATCTTAATCAGAATTTTACGAGTACAATTCTGCCACTTTCATACTGTAATGTCAATGGAAACTTTTTCGGCATGGAGGATTTAATGTAATTTCAAACCATCCACTCCAAATATCAGGGCTGTCAGCCTCTCTGTCGCCACCCGCAGGTCAGAATAAACCGTATCCCTGGATATATTCTGTTTTTCTGCAATCTCCTTTACCGACAGGGTATTTTCTGCCATATACATATCCCATATGACTTCGTACCGCCTCATGTCAATATCCCTGTTTGGTGATTTATCGCAGTACACCGCATACAGGTCAAACATAATCTCTATATGGGACACTATGACTGCTGTCCTGGTGGCGCTCCGCTTGATGCTCTCAATAATTACTTCGCTGTCATAGAGTGACATCATGGATTCCAGAATGTCCAGGGCTGACTCTTCCATCTGTGTCCGGCCGAACACAGAATTCTCCGCGTGTTCCTTCAGCATATGGTAATTCCGCAGAAGGAGCTTTGTGTTCCTGAGCCTCCGGTCAGCCCTGCCGCTGTGCTCCTTTTTCCTCTCCTGTTCAAACGCCTTCAATGCTTCCCTGGCACCGATAGACGCCGCAGTTTCATAGATTCCCTTCAGCTGTTCCTGTGTAAGCGCCACCAGCCCCGGCCACTCATCCTGTCTGGTTTCATCAATGTACTGGCTGTCCATGCTTCCGCCCTCCTCTTCCAGTTTCCAAATACGTTTGCTGCTTTCATACCATTTTGAGCGCGGCATGGCGCTCCATTATAAATAAAGCAGGTAATCCTCCAGTTCAATCTGGCCCGGGATGTCACAGCAGGTGTTCTTTTCCCGTACCGAACTGCCTGCCTTGGCACCTTTTATTGTTCTGCTCCCAAATACCCTTTTGTAACAGACCGGGCCATATCCAAGCTCCCTGCTCTTTGGACTTTTCAGCTTTCTGCCGCATACCGAACATATCATTGCCTGCCCACCAGCCCTTTCCGCAGGGCGCATTCTGTGCATAATGCTGTCACCCCAGACTCCTTTACCAGATCCTGCACTGGACGTTTCCAGCAGTCCCTTCCACATTCCGGGCACTGGATGAGTTCCCAGCCTGGCCGCCCCTGTGGCACATTCTTTTTCATGGGCATCATGACATACCCGCCCCTTTCATCCGGCCTTCTGGGCCATATCCTTACTTCCATCCTCATCCCCCGCTTTCTTCCTTAACAGATGTTTCTTCCTCTCCGCTCCAGTCAAGTTCCTGCCCGCAGTTACTACAATACTTTTCATAGCTTTGCACCATAGTCCCACATTTGCAGTATGCAGTCCAGCCACCTACAGGCGAAATCATCATCTTTCGTTTCGGTACACATGCCTTCTGCTTCTCCACTGCTTCCCGGCATTCCTCCACAGTGCCGATTTCCTCATACCCTGCACATGCCTCAATGGCTCTGCCGATAGTATCATGCTTTTTCGCAAGGGCAGAATATCTCTGCATCCGTTTGATCTCTTCCACGGTGCCGATCTCCCGGTACTGTTTGAGTTCCTCAAGAGCATCCATTGCCATACTCACCGCTTCCCGCTGTCTGTCTGTCGGCTCATGTCCAAAAGTCCAGATATCGTCCAGTTCTTCCAGCATTTCCTGTTCCGTCATCCATTTCTCGTTTCTACTGCATCCAGGCAGGTGTTCCAGCCACATGATGCACCATATCTAAATACCTGTTTTAAATTTGTCCCCGAAATCCTTTCCTCCTTCCGTTCCGGCATCGGCACAAGTGGGCACCAGTCAGGTTTTTCTCTCTTTGCACTTTCCCAAGGAATAATTCTTTCTCTCTTCTTAAGCTGGCAGTACATCCCGCCTTTACTCAGATCAATCAGATTCATATTCCCCATTGGACAACACAGACAGCTTTCCGGCATCTCCATCACCAGTACCGCTTTCATTCTGCGCCTCCTTCCGTTCTCTTTAATCCTTCCGGAAATTCCTGTATCAGCGGTTCGCCCCATGTCTCCGCAAGACTGGGTTTCATAAATACCGGAACCGGATAATATGCGTTTCTGCACTCATTTACAATATCCTTAATCCACTTTCTTTCTGGCACAACCTTATTTTTTCTGCGCCCAGTTTCCGCTCCAATGATTACCCACTTTACCTGCCGAAACATCACGTTATGTTTTTCTGGTTTTAAATCTTCCAGTATCGGTTCAATGCTTACAAAGGTATTGCAAAATGCCGGAAGCTGATTAAACAGACACATTTCGGCTTCTCTTGTGATACTAGTTCCGTACCATATATTATCTATACTAAGCACCGATTGGATTTGCAGTAAATAGATTTGCCCATTTAGGCCGCATTATTTACTCCTTCCGGGAATGAAAATGTGTTGCCATCTACTGCCCTGATGTCTTGATACAATTGGACTCCCTTGCCAATCAGCTT